ATCTAAACTCATTGCGTCCTCTCTAGTCTTTCAACTCTATTTATTAATATTCGCACTTTTTCTTTTAAAGAAGATAAATCCGTATCGCGGCGCACACCTCGCAGGGCCTCGCCCACACTTGCCTGGGCGAAGTTTGCAAACTCATTTGAAAAAATCATGCTTTGCTGGTCGCTCACATTCACCGTCAGCGACTGGGCCGGGATGGTGTCGAGTTTCAACAAAAAGCGAATATCCAACCCCGACACCGCCGGGGTTAGATAGGTCAGCATAAAATCCGGCTCCGGGGATGAATAGGTAAACAGCAAGGTGCCATCATCTAAAAACCCGGCCACCCCGCGCACCGCAAATTCGCTGTCCGTGGTCGCCCGCACCCCTAAGCGCAATAGCAGGTCCCCGGTTTGGGCATCGGCTATGGGGTAGCGTGCCCGCTCTCCGGGCAAAGATTGCAACGTGTTGGACGGGGCAAACGCCTGATTACCCAGGGCGATATGGGTAATGGCCTGTTTAATGCCCTGGTCCTGGGCGTCCAATAATTTATTAATGCCGGCCGTGGTAAACGCCACGTTTAATTGGGTATCACTCATAAATCAGCCTATGGTTAAATCCAGTGTTAGTGTGTTGTGTAACCCGCCTGCAAACACGCCGGTTACCCCCAACTCCATGGTGTAGCTGGGCGATAGCGTGATATCGCCGGTGCTGCGCATCGGCTCGATGGTCCCGCTAATTTGCAGCGGCCCATCAATGGCCAGCCCTAACGTAAAGGTGTAATGGGCCGTCGCGCGCTTGTTCTTTTCAATGGTTTCTAAAATCAGAGCCTGGTTTTTGGGTCCCAGCAAATCCCCGCCCAGGCTGTTGTTAACAAACACGGTGACATCAAAGGTGCCTGGCTGGGTTTGCTCTGCAGCCTCCCACCACTCGGTTAACTGCACATCAATATCCAGCGCCGCCAGGGCCAATTCCAGGGCCGGGCGGGTGCCTTTTTGGCGGTGAACCTCGGGCGCGGCTCCAATCACCTGGCGTTTAATCGCCTCGGGCCACTCACTGCGCCAGATATCCACCGACAAGGCCCAGGCCAGATACGGCAATGCAAACGCCGGGCAGGTCGCCGGGTTCCACAGTGTCTGGATAGGAATATCAATTGTTTCTAAACGGGCCATGGCCGCGTCCAAATCCCGTTCCAGGTCGGACAAATGCGCCGGTAAAATACTGGCCATGGGTTAGCCCTCCGTCAGCGTCACGCCCGTACAATACGGGGCCTGGTCGGACTGACAATCAATGTCAGCCCAGCCGGTTAAAGTCACTTCCTCCACCCCCTCGACGGTTAACGCGGCATGAATGGCCGATTGCACCACGCGCGCGCCTAGCCGGTGCCGCTCGCTCAGGTAGCGGTCAAGCGAAGCCTGGGCCTGGGTCATCACCAGGGCACTGTCTGCCCCTGGGGTCAGTGTCAGGGCGGCGGTGACCACAAAGTTAATAATCTGCGCGCTTTGCACGGTCAGCGCGTCGGTAAGCGGGCGAAACGGCTGCAGGTAGTCATACACCGCCTGGCAGGTTTGGGCATCCACGCTGCCATCTCCGGCCGCGTGAAGCAGTGTTAATACCAGGGATACCGGAGCCGGTGACACCACATCCACATCCTTAATATCACTGCTGTAACTTTTGGCGTGAAAGCGGTACGCCTCCCCCGGCCCGGCAACCGATAACCCTTCGGGGGATTGTTGCAACCGGGCGCGGTAATCCTCGTCATCCTCCCCCGTCAGGCGGGTAACCGGGCGGCCTTTAGCATCCCGGTAATAGGTTTCGCCCAAATGGTCTAAATCGGTATCGCGGGCATACGCTAACATCACGCCCCTAGCCTGTTCGTTGGCCTCCTGGCGCACCAGGCTTTCGCGGTAGGCCACCGCCAGGGCGACCCGGTAAGCCGGATCAGAGGCGCTTAAATTCTCAATTCCTGCAGCGGCGGCAATGGCCGCCGTCAAGGCGTCGTGGTCAACCTGGGATACCACGGTTAAATCCGGTAAATTACTGGCCATGTAAATTGATCCCATCCAAAGTAACCGGCTCGTCATTTACCAGCATGGTACCGGTAATGCGAAACGTATAATGATTAGGGGCGGCGCGGGTAACCAGCATTTCCGATAGCCGAAAATCCGTCACCCCGTTGGCCGGGTCGCTTATCGCATCGGCCAGGTGTTCATACGCCGACATATAAAAGTCGCTGTCGATATTGCTATCCACCAACTCAAACAGGCGCGACCCGAAGCCACGCGCCCCAGGGACCGACCCCAGCGGCGTGTTGATCACATCCTCTAAGCGCTGACGCAGATACGCCAGCCCGGTGATCAGCGTACCGGTGGTTTTGTCCATTCCGCTTTTCATGGGCTTTTACTCCATTTTTTTCACCGGCGGGCTAACGCTTTTGGCATGGTCATGGCTGTTATATACATCCCGCATCGCCTGCATACTGCTGGTTTTATCCGATACATCGGCCTCACAGGACACCGCGCCCACGCTATGGGTTTTCCCTCTAATAGTGGTGTCTTTGGACACCGCCAAGGTACCGTTTATTTGTGTATCGCCGGTCAGCGTTATGCCGCCGGGGCTGGTGACTTCGGTTGTCCCGCCCTCTGGCAGTATCGCGACCAGCTTATGCGCCTTGCGGTCGTAGCTGATTTTCGCGCCATCGCCAAAGGCCACCATAAACACATCCGGGTTCGTGGACGGGGCCGGGTGCGTGGCGGTGTAACTGCCGGGCAGAATTTCACCGCGTACCAAATCGCCATCACTGATGATGGTCACCCCCTCGCCCACCTCCGGGCACCACCACACGATGGCCCCGGCGGAGCGGGTCGGCTTCCAGGGTAACCAGCCGGTAAACTGGGTTGGCCCCCACTGGACCTTCGCCAGTGCTTTTTGTGGGTCCACTTCGCTAATGGTCCCGCGCACCACCGTTTGGTGGCTGCGCCGTTCCAGCGTTTCTAAACGCGAAAGCACCTCATGTAATAGCTGGCTGTCCATCCGGCCCCCCTTGGTAATCCTCCTGGTGCGCGGCGCCAATCTTGGGCGCTTCGCTAAAATAAACGTCCGTGGGCAAAAAGTCCTTATCTTCCCAGACCGCCCCCAGGTGAACCGTTTGGGTCCAGTTCACCACCCAGGATTCATACCCCTTTTCGTCCGGCTTAAACATGCCCGGAAACGCCGATAAGCGCTGCGGCCATTCTGCCGCTCCGGCCAGGCCAAACCGGTTGCGGTGTATGACGCTCATTACCACGGCCGCAAAGTTGCGCACTTCCATTTGAACCTGCGGGGTTTTGACCGACAAAATACAGTGCAAGCGCATATCCATATTCACCGCCAACCGGCCCCCGGTGCGGGTGTCGGCCGGGTCCATTTCGCCCAGTTCAATTAAAATGGCCGGGGTGGTCACCTTGTCCAGTTCGTTGGCATCATAAAGCGCCACCTCGCGCACATTGGGGATGGCGGTTAATGCCGCCTCGATGGCGTCGTGAAACGCCGTAAAGCTGCTTAATGGGCTGCTGTTATCGTTCATGGTTCACCGCAAAGTTAAGTTCCTGGTCAAGCACCTGGTTAAACCGGGCTTCGGCTTGCTTCTGGTACCGGGCAAACACCTCGTTGGCCGGGGCCTGCACATCAATACCGACCCGGCGCACCGGAAACCGGCCGCGCTGGTCCTGGTTTAAGGCACTGGCACGGGCGCGCTGCTTTTTGCCCCATTGGGGCAAGTCCAGCCCCAGGGCGTTGGCCCGGCTGGCCCTGATCCACACCTTGGCCCCATCGCCGTAAATGTCCCGGTAAAACGCGCCAGGGAATTTGTGTTTGCCAACCGTTACCCCGGCTTTGGTTTGGCGCGGTTTTCCTGCCTGCTCGGCGGCCAGGGGCGCGGTACCTAACCACAAAATATGGACACCCTTTGTGCCCTTACCGGTCTGGCTTAGGGTCAGCCGGTGCTTAATGGCCTTTTGGGACACGCCCAGGGCTTTGGCCACATCTCGGCTAATGCGCGTCTGCAGCCAGCGCATGGTTTTGCGTATGGCTCGCTGCACCGCTTTTTCAAGTTGGGCGGACGTGGCGGCAATTTGCGCCGTGGCCCGCGAAATATCCTTAGCAAAGTTCAGTTGTATATCAACGCCAGGCTGTGCCATCTTCGTTGTCTTCCTCTGCCGTAGGGGCCGGTTTCACACTAAGGTAAATCAAAGTGCAACCGTCGCCGTCATCGTCCCAGTGAGCCGGGTAATACACCCCGCCTAAAATGGTAAACGTCCAGGCTTTTGACAGGGTGGGCACATCCTCGGTTAAGACCCGAAGGGTGCGCCCCCGTCGTTTAAGCGTTAGCCCCCCACTTTTGCCCCGCACCAGGCTTTCTTCTTCCGGGTTATCATAAATCCCGGTAAAGTCGGGGATCACTTCCCCGGCCTCGTTCGTGGTCACAATGGGGGTAAACTTGCCAAGCCGCCGGACTATCCGACGGCTGGCGCGTTTAAACGGGTCGCGCATCAGCCCGGCGCGACCGTCATTTTCAGACGACGCACGGCCAGCGGGCTGGTACACACGTTGATCACGTTGGTTTGTGATTCAATGTCCACCCCTTTACCCATGCGCATAGCTTCGGCGCGTGAATAGTAAGGCAGGCCCATCGTGTTGACCGTTTCGTTATAGTTGGCAGGGGCAAAGCGGGTAATAAATAAGCCTGGCTTATCCTCTGGCACCAATACCGCTTCCACACCCTCGCGGCCTTCAAAATACGTTTTTCCGGCAAAGGCTTCGTCCAGTTCTTCCCAGATAACATTGTTCCAGGACACGCCGCCGCGCACATCATCACGTAGCGCCGCGCCGTTGTTGTACCGGTCGAACGCTTCTTTAAAACCGGGGTTTTCTAAAAGCTGGTCAAAAAAGGCCGCACTACACAACGCCCGATAGCGGCGCGCCTTAATGCCTTTTTGGTTTTTCTCAGAGTTGCGTTTTACACCCAAAAGCTGGGTGCGCAAGGTATCCGGCTTGGTAAAGTCCACTGTGTCATACTGCGCGGTAATGCCAAACTGCTTGAACAAATCCACAATGACATCGCCGCTCGCCCCGATGATTTTGCCCACAATCGCGCCCATGCGCAGGTGTTCGATAGTGGCATCCAGGCACAGGCGGTGGTCTTCGTGCTTTTCATTGATCAGCGTGTCCAGGTCTTCCAGTTCGTTGTCGCTGCCAAACGCGCGCACGTTTTGAATGTCATCGGCTAAAATCGACGCTTCCAGCGGCAAATGTACGGCCTTAAACGTCACCGCGTTACGGGCACGGTCATTGGTGCGGGTGCCATCTGCGCCGCGCTCTTTGTCTTGCACCAGGATAATTTGACCGTCTTTGTATTCGATGTCGGTGTGCGTGGTACGAATGCCGCGCTCCTGAAACCAGCCCAGGTCAGCCAGGCGGGTATTGGCCACGGTTGCGTTATTGATTGAAGCGGTTAACGATTTAACCGTAAATTTCCCTGATTCCAGGGCGTCTTGGATTTCCATGATTTAGTCACTCATCAAAAAAAGGTAAAACAGGCACAAAAAAGCCCGCGCTCTGGCGGGCCTTTTCACATCAAAAAAAACAGGTTAGCGGGCAATGATATGGCGCGCGGCCAGCTCATCCAGCCACGCGGCCTTTTGCGCCTCCGTGGCCCCGTCTGGCCACACCAGGTGTGATTCGCTCACCGCCGTTAAACGGGTATGGGCCAAACCGGGCTGGTCCTGGTCCGTTGCATCAACGCGCGAAAAACAAATGCCCACGGCCTCGATAGCGGTGGTCCCCTCGGGGTCTGCATTTAGCTTGGTGTGTATCCCGTCAATCTCGCCCAGGACTTCGCCGTGGACAAACTGACCGCCCGACAATACAACATCATCCTGGGACAGCTTCGGCACGGTCTGAATTAAATGCGCCCCAGGGCGCGGTAACAGCGTGGTGTTTTGCATGGTAAAAAACCCTTTTGGTTAATGAATCCACGCCCACAAAAAACGCCTTAACGGCGATTTTTGTAAACGTCTTTGGTAGACAGGCTGACATCCGCGCCGGGGGTGCCCTTCTCGGCCGTCTGGCGCTCGATGTCCCGGCCTTCGTCGGCTTCGCTCTGCGCCGCGTAAATGGCCTTACCCACCATATCCAGGGGGTTGCCCAAACTGGCGGCGATATTATCAAACGCCCCGGCTAGCCCGGCGGCCGATAGCTTATCTTTTAGGCCCGACGCCAAATCAATTTTGGCCAGGGCATCGGCTTTGCTCATGCCCGCTTTAAGCAGGCTGGCCGATAAGGCCGGTACGCCTTTTTCAGCACACGCCGTGGCAATTTCTTCGGCGGCCGATAGTGCCGTTTCAGGCTCCGGGTTTAACAAGGTTAAAACGTCGGGGCGTTCGGCTTTGAGCGTGGCCACAATATCGGCGGCCTGCATAGGACTGGCACCGGCCAGTACAATGGTCTTGTTTTTGCCGCTCTCGGCGGTGGTCTTGGTTGTCATGGGGGTAGCTCCTTGGTTAAGTTCAGTGATCAGGGTTTCTAAGCTGCCTAAGCGGTGGGCCATGCCCTTATCCACAGCGGCCTGACCAATCAGGATGCCGCCTTTGCCAAAATCACTTAGCACCGTTTCACGCGATACGCTCATGTTGCGGGCGACCCGCGCCACAAACACATCCGCCAGTTGGTCCACTTGCTGTTGGGCGGCGGCCTGGCCGTCTTCGGTAAACACATCCAGGCGCTTATTAGGCGACTGGCTCGACACAATTTCCAAACGCTCCGGGGCATCCTCGCTGGGGCGGGAACGCTCGGCGCTCATCACCACCCCCACCGACCCCAGCCGGGCGGTGGCATCAATCACCACTTCATCGCAAGCAGAGGCCAGCCAGTAAATGGCGCTGGCTCCGGTGCCGCCGATATACGCTTTAATGGGCTTTTTACCGCGCGCCTGGTAGAGCATTTCGGCCAACTCGTGAATGCCGTTGGCATCCCCGCCGGGGCTGTCAAAGGTCAGCACAATGGCCGATACGGTCGGATCGTGTAATGCCTGGTTAAACTCTTTGGCCAGCGCATCGGTGGATACCCCGCCGCAAATATCATCAAACATCGACGCATAGCGGGATATCACCCCCACCACCGACAACACCGCCACGCCCCCTTCGCGCATTTCCAGGCGCGGGGTGACCGGCTGCCCAGCCCGCCCGGCCACAGCTTCTGGCTTTAAGGCGGTTAGGGCATTTAAGTCGATATCCTCAATGTTACGGGCGGCCAGGTTGGCCATGCTGCCCAGCACCTGGGGCGATACGGCCCACAGGTGGCTGGTTAAATAATTCAGCGCAAAGGCGGTTTTCATTCGTCACTGTCTCCTGTTGTATCGGCGGGGGTGAACAGCCCGGATAGCCCGGTGGTATGGTCCACCCCTTCTTCGTCGCAAATCTTCTGCCAGCGTTTTAATGCTTGGGCATTGCGGCGCATGTTGTTATCCAGGTCCTGGCCATGGTCGGCCGCCTCGGCTTCGGCGTTAGACAGGTTGTAACGGATGGCCTTGTTACGGGCGTTTATCTCCTGCTCAGGGTGCAGGTGTTTAAACGCATCGGTACGAATATCCAGCGCCCAATACGGCCAGGGGTTTTCACTGTAGCCGGGGGCGTCAACCGCGCCGGTTAACACCGCCGCATCCACAAACCAGCGCCAAATCCCAAAGCCAAATTGAAACCCGGATAAATTAGTTTGGTCAAAGGCAATGCCGCGCCGGTACTCGTTTAAAAACGCCCGGACCAGGCGATCATTTAAGCCTGACCAGTCATCGGTTAACAGCGCATACGGGATGTCCTGCCCGGCGGCCAACTGCAGGGCCTGCCAGCGCATGTAATCTTTATACCCGGTACCGGTATCATCGCCCGAAAACAAATCCAGCTTTTCCCCCGGTACCCCCCGTAACATGGTCCCGGCGCGCACGGTTTCAGAGCTGTCATACGGCTGCGAATCTGCGTGTAAGGCTTTGCCCGTGGCCGGGTCATATTCCCAGTCTTCCTCGCCGGTTGTTTCCCGGTATAAAAACCCGGTAAAGGCGGAACGTTCGCGCTTGCGCACCAGTTCGGCGTCGTCATAATCGGCAAAGGTCCGATCCTTTAACAGCGCAGCGGATGAATCCGGCACCCCGCGAATCTGGCCGGGGCGGTCAGGCCGGTAATGATGAATCACATCACGGGCCGGAACGCGGGTTAACTTGGCCAGCTTGATATCGGTTAAATCATCATCCGGGTGAACATCGTAAAACCAGTACGCCACCTTTTGCCGTTTATAAAACTCAATGCCCTGGCGGATGCGCCGGTGTTTCGATAAACGCCGGTTCAGGGTGAACGGGCAATGGTCCCCTTCTAACAACTCAATTTGCAGCCCAAAGGGTAAGCCGTGCTGACCAGGGCGTCGCAAACGCAAGGCAAAGACCTCGCCGGACATCCGGCGCGATTTCACGGCCAGGTGCAACAATCCGGCAAAGTTTAAATCGCCCCACGGGTCAAGCTGGGTGGAAAGTTGTTTCCACAACGTATTTAACTTACCTGCCAGGTCATTGTCCTGGCAGGTGCTTAACAGGGTAAAGCCGCGCCCCACTTCGTTGGTGGTGTTTTTGTTAATGGCACTTTTTAACAGCAAGCTATTGCGATAGCCCGCACGGGCGCGGTCGCGTAACTTACGGCCACTGTAGCCGGTCGCCTGGTTCGGTCCCATTGACGGGGCCGACCAGTTGGCGGTCCGGGCGGAGCGGGTCGCCCCTTCATAGGCTTTGTTTGTGCTGGGGTACGGGTTACCCTGCATATCGACAATGGCGCTCATTACAGCCCCCTATCCAGTACCGTGCGGATGCCGGACAACGGGCTTTTACGCCGCCCCTTGCCCCTGGCCACCAGGCCCGCGATATGACGCCGCGCTTTAAGCATTTCGTCGATACTGCGGTATTCCACCTCGCGGCCGTTGACCTTCACGGTTTTTTCTCCGGCGGCAATGGCTTCGTCTAATTCATCAATGTCACGCTGTGTAAACGCCATACCTTCCCCTTACATACTGGAACGGCGACGACGACGGGGCGGCGGCTTGACGGTTTCCCCTTCCTGGCTCAATAGCTCGCCGCTCTCTGCAGCGGGCACCGCCCAGGGTGGGGGATTATCCCAGTCCAGCGTATCCGCGCCGCGCTCATACAGACACGCCCAGCAATACACAAATAAATCAAAGGATTCGTTACGAATCCCCCGTGAACGCTTTTTCCATTTCCCATCCAGGCCCCGTTCTTCGGCCACCAATTCTTCGATAAAGCGCTCAGGGATCCAGGTGGGAATATGCACATAACGCCGTCCGGGCGTATCGCGCCCCAGCGCGTGCCACACCGTATCCTTGAGTTTGTCGGTATTGAGCAGAAAAATCGGGACATCGCCCCGCGCTTTGGCCTTGCGGTCGCTGCGTTTGGAGTTGTCCGGGTAGCTTTTATAAATGGGGGGACCCGTTCCCCGGCCCTTTATCAGCATAAAGCGCCGCTGTAACCCGGCCTCACGTAACGCCCGGTAATAGGCATACGCGTTATCGGTAACCCCATCCTCACCGCCAGAGTCACAGGCGGTCAGCATAATGGGCATAAACTTGCCCGTGTTATTGTCCAGCGGGTAACTGCGCTTAATCACTTTGTCGGTGATAAGGTCCCAGTCTTCTAAATAGGCGGCCGGGTTTACCCGCACAAACTCGCTGCCGGGGTCACTTTCGCGCCGGGATTTTTCTATGCTGTACCGGTCAATAATGACCGACTCCAAATCACGGCCCCAGCCCAGCACGATGACATCAAAGCGGGCGGTTTTGCTGCCTGCCTGGACATCCACCGACGCGGTTAAAAAGCGCACCCACTCGGGCACCATCTTCACGCCCAAATCTTCGCGCCGGTCCAAAAACGCCTGGGCGGTGGAATCGCTGGCGCGCGGTGGCATATAGGCTTTGCCCTGGTCGGTGTTCACCGTGGTTTTTAAATCTTCTTCGCTGCCGGTGCTTTCATATTCGCCCAGGGCGGCCACATATTTGTAAACCAGTTGCGCCCAGGTCTGAAAAGCCGCTGTCGGGCCTTTTTGCCAAAAGCTGGCGATCCGCGTTTCGCGGGCCTCGCCTTGCAGCGCGCCGGTGTCGGACACCTCGCACCCTTCGGGTACCCATACCCCGCGCTGATTACAAGACAGCTTAAACGCCCGCCCATCGTCCAGGCGGTCGTATTCACGGTGACAGGTCCCGCAATGCGGGCAAGCGATAACGACATCCTTACTGGCCCGTGCCGGGTCGGCTTCGGTGTCATCGTATTGCAGTAAATCAAAGTCCGGCTCGTACCAGTCACGACACGCCGGGCACTGCCAGTGATATAACCGCCTATCACCCTGGTTATACAGCGACAAAATGCCGCGTGTGGGCGGCGCTTCGTGCGGGGTTTTGGGTCGCCAGGTAACATCCTCCACCGGAAAACCGGGGGAAGATTCAGCCAGCACCATGCCCGACGACATAAAGGTTTGGGTCCGTTTCCCGGCAAGGAAGAACGCGGAGCCTTCGCCGTCAATGTTCAGCGGCATCCGATCCAAATCGGTAATGGCCACGCGCTTCCAGTCCGATGACGCGAAAATGTTTTTCGATGGCCAGCCGACTTTTAAAAAGTTGCCTGACTTAAACACCTTGTCATGCACGTTGTTATCGTGCGCGCGCGGACTCATCGCGGCGCGAATATCCGGGCTGGCCGCAAAAGAGCGGGACAACCGTTTTTTGCTAAACTCGGCGGCCTTATCCTGGGATATCTGCACAAGCAGAAAATCGGCCGGGTCGTTAACGATGGTGTCACACACCCAGGCATCAATCAGACTTACCGTTTTGGCGGTCCGGGCAGGCCCGGCAAACACCACCGCGTCATACAAACGCGACTTTAAACAGTCCATCGGCTGATGCATGTAGGGCACCAAATCGCCATCCCAGGGCACCATGGCCCCGGATTGCTCGACATACAGTAGTCGGCGCGCCGACTGGCTCACCGGCTCACGGTTAGGCGGCTTTAATAAGCCTGCCACATCACGCCGGGTGCGCGCCGGATTAGCATAATTAGTCATCACTGGCCCCCAGCATCATTTCGTAAAGCTGCTGGCGCATCGCGTCGGTGACATTTTCCAGCTCGCCTAGCTGCGCGGGCGTAAACACCCGGCGCTGCTCCATTTTGTCGGGTAACGATTCAAAGAACGACACAACCAGCTTATAGCTGAAAGCTAAATCATCCCGATAATCCGGTTCGCGGATAAGCTCGCCGGTTTCTTTTTGAAATTTAAGCCGCTCGTTTTCCGACTGAAACCATTCTTTACGCTCTTTGGGTTCCAGCTTATCCGGGTTGGTGGTATCGCTTTTGGGCTTCGACTCGGCCCCAAACAGCGCCGGGCCAACATCGGCCAGGGCATATACCGGCTGGCCATTGCGTTTACTGACCGGCCGGACCATGGCCTGGTTTAACCGCTTTCGCACGGTTTTACGGTCCAAACAAAATGCCTCGGATAACCGGGATATGTTGTACGCGTAAGCTTCCTGGATTGGGGTAATGTCAGCCATTTAACCCCCCTTGTATTACTTGGCCGGGTCGGTCTGGTCGCTGCCCAATCCGGCCCCGAAGAAAAACTCTACAATGGTACGCCGCTCTTGCCATAAATGCTGGCAGGCGGCCCCCAGTAAATTACCCAGTAACTGGGCGGCCCCGGCATCGTCCACATACATGGCAATCGGAATGTTCGCCCCGGCCAGTAATAACAGCGCTGGCAGGTTCCAGGTCATCACGCGCGAGGCGATCACATCCGCCATTTTGCAGCGGTCGCGATACATGGCGCGGGCGTCGGCTTTATCCGCAAACGCCAGCGCTTTTAATTCGTGTTCTTTGCGCAAGACTTCGCGCTTAAATTCCAGCGCCAGGGACGGCGACTGGTGAATCGCTTCGGTGGCGTCGATAGCATCCTCATGGCCGGTGACTTTTTTGGCCACGGTGATCACCTCATTGGCGACCGCTTCGCCGTTCTCGCCGCCAAAATACCCGGCGATTTTCGGGCCTAACAGTTGCGCCAGGCCCAGGGCAATGGTCATCGGTTCCATGAGAATATCCTTTTAAATGAACAAGGGCGGCCGGGGCCGCCAATGATTGGGTCAATCGGTTTACGCAAATGCGCGTTTTCGCCAGCCATTGGCAAACACCGCCTGGCTGGGCGTGGTGGCGACAATCTCCCGGTACACTTCCCAGGCGCGCCATTTAATACAGGGCAATAATTCGTTGGGGCAACACGCGTTGAGCGCGGCCAGGGTTTTGGACCCGGCAATACCATCTAAATACAGGTTATGGCCTAAATCATTGACCGCCCGCTGGGCAATCAGCGCCGCCGTTTTGCCGCGCATGTTGACAAAAAAATTAAACAGCTTGGTGGCGACATCCAGATCCTGAATCTCCCCCAGCCGGTAATGGTCCCAAAAATAACGCCGGTAAAAGTCGGCCGCCGTGGCCGGGGTCAGGGCCTGGATATCCTCGGCGCTCACATGGCCATCGTTATTGATGTCACCGGCCAGGGCGGGCAAGGTGCGCAAAAAGCGCAAGCTAATGCCGTAATGGGTGGCCCCGCCGTTGTCGGCGGCGCTATCTACATAGCCGCCCTCATGGGCCAGCACATCGGCCAGGGCAATGGAAAAATATTTCATTCATCCACCGCCGCCGATTTAAGCTTTTTCACTTCTTTGTAAATGTCCCACGCCAGGCGCACCACCACGACGACGGCCCCCAGTAACGTGGTCATATCGCCCACGGTGACATCGACCTGGGCCAGCGATACGGGAAATTGCAGTAAGCTGATAGTCTGGTCGGCCGCTTCTTTGACCGGCTGGGTGGCCGCTTTTGCTTTGTCGGCTACGCCGGATAAACTCACCGCGCTACCGCCTAAATACGCCACGGCCCTTCCACTGTCCCAGGACATACCACTTCTCCAAACTGCAGGCATAAAAAAACCCAGGCACGGGGCCTGGGCTAAATAAAATCAATACGCTATTTTTCCGCGCTTACTCTTATAAAGTGCGGGTAGGGAACACGCGGCATTGAAAGGAAAATCGGAAAACAAACCCAACAACGCCACGTTGGAAAGAAGTATACCCAAATGTGACAAAGAAAAAACACACTTTGTGTAAAAGGCTCACTTTTAGTGTTAAAAATAAATCGTAGCGCCTTATACTGCGCGGCCTGCAAGACTGGATCACTTTTTAAAAATCGGACCGGGCCGCCGGTTAGATTATCCCGTGTGACCGGTCACACTAGGCCACCGCGCGCCGATAGGGCACCAACACATCGCCCAGGGGCGCAAACGCCTGGTTAAACCGGGCCACCTCCGGCCCCAGGTAATGCACCACACAGCCTTTGGTATTTTGGTCCGCCACGGTGCCATCCGGGTGTCGAAAGCCGGTGCGCCCGTCCAAGTAACACGCCGGGTAATGCGCCTTTAAGGTTTTATACCAGGCTTCGGACGTACTGGCGTACGTGATACACAGCGCCGCGCTGACCTGACCGCTAACATAGCTTTGGTGTAATTTGTCTACCCAGGCGGCATTGCCTGCAAAGGCTTTGGTTAAATGCCCGCCGCGCTTTTCACAGCGTTTCTTTTTGCAGTTTTTCGCACACGCATTTTCCTTTGCCCCCCACGGGTGATTCATCCACACGCGCCCGGCCCAGGGCTGGGCCAGCCCGTCGTCGGCTTCGGTGTAGATGCGCGCCGCGCGTACCGTTTGATTGGCGATTTCGCTGCTGGCCGGATCTAAATCAATGGCCCCTAAGACCTGGCGGGCCGGTTCGATAATATCGGCCAGGGTGTAAAACTCCACCCCGTAGCTGGACTGGTTAACGTGTTGGTGTGACATTGGCTTACCCTTACTTAATTATTTATTTCGTTATTTCTTTAATAGTGTGACCGGTCACACCATCAGGCTGCGGGCACGGGTATGGTGAAAGCATTCTGTCTGGCCTTTTAATAACCCGCCGCACCCTTCGGGCAACGGGGATTTGCATTTATCACACGGCGCTAAGGCGGCCAGTTCATCGGCCAGGCGTTTCGCGTCCGCCTCAATCAGCGCCGCGATGTATTCGCCATGGGTGTACGGCCCGGTGATACCGCCGCGCACCGTACAGGTGTGCTGCAGGGTTTTGCGCTGGGTAGCGGATAACGGCACCTCTATCACTTTCATATCAAACTGTTTGCGCCGGGCACGGCTTTTTTGCTTTCGCAGGCGCGCCGCTTCGCGTTTGTCATTGGTTGGCATCATGGCCCCCGCTGATATGGATCACGCGTACCAGGTTGGATACATCAAACACGGCCTGGTCAAACGCCAGGGCGGCGGTAGCTCCAAAGTAAAAACCAAAGCCTGCCAGGTAGGCCAAACACAACAAATTCACTAACGCTTTGCTTTGCCGATAGGCTCCGGCCAGGGCCACGGATAGCGCCTGGCGATAGGCGCGCTTTTTCACACAATCCATTAACTGTTCCATGGGGTTACTCCTTAAAAGGCGGCGGCAAACAGCGCCGGGCCAGCTTGCACCATATCGTATAGCGGGGCTTTGGCGGTGGTTCGGGCAGGCGTCACCCCGGCGCGGCGAAGCCGGGCGCGCACCGTGTCCCGCGATAGCGCAAACATGGCGGCCATTTGCGAAATGTTTAAATAACGTAGGTCCATTTTTTTACCTCAATCAATCAAAAGGTGGGGATTCCCCGCCGTCCAGGCCACGAAACACGCGGATTTCGTCAGGTACCTGCCTAGACTGGTGGGGAGCCATGGGGAATCCGAAAAATTCTCAAATCCCGCGAGCCTGCTGCCCGTGGTGACGAAATAAAACGTCAGGGTCCCCGGCGGTTTTCGTCAGGACATCGCGTGTTGGATGGCAAGGGCCAGCAAGCTGACACGCCCGCCCGGTGGGCCTTTGAACGTTGCGCCACGCTTCACGCTATCGGCTTGTTGCTGGCGAGTCGGTGTGGGCGTGGGATTCGTCAGTGATTTATGCACATGCTTCATTTGTGTTTACTCCTTTGTGGTGGATCATGGGTTTTAAGCGGTGGGCCTTATCTGGCGTGGCTTGGCGCTTAGGGTTGTTTTTATTTGATCTCGGCACTGTCCCGGTGCGCTGACATAGAAATCCTGGGCACAAAAAAGGCCGTGATAGGTGATCAAGGTGTTTTCCATGCGCGCTTGGATTTGTGCCTGGTTATAGACGGCATCCAGGCCCTTTTGGGCGTGGTTAATTAGGCGCTCCCCTAGCCAGTGTTCTGTCCCCTGGTTGGTCCAAATACTGCGGGCCAGCTTGCGTAAATCGTGGGCGGTCCAGTCGTTATTACTGATACTTTGCACCCACTCATTGGCTTTACTGTGACTGATGGCTTTACGGTTATTGCCGGGAAACAAAAACACCTGGCTTTTGTTCATGGCCTGCTGACTGACCTTGTAAACCCTTAATACCAGTTCGGCTAAGGGGGTCAGCGGTAACGTATGGGGCAATTTGTTTTTGGTGTACTGGCCGGGGATAGTAAAGCGCCGGTTATCCCAATCTATCCAGGCCCAGCGCATGGACCGTGTTTCGGCTATCCGTGTGGCGTGTAAGGCCATCCAGACACATAACATGCGCGGGGCGGTTAACTCGCCTGATAACTGCGCCATTAATGCCGGGGTGTGTTTTTGTTGCAGCGCGCCGGGTTTGGGCTTGACCTGGGCGGCGATGAAATCAGAAAAGACCCAATGGGCTAACGGGTTTTGCTCGATGCGCTCTAGCTTATAGGCTTGCTTGTACGCGGCTTTGAGTACCTTATAAATGCTTTGCACATAGGCCAGGCAATATTCTTCCTGCAGCGGCCAAATCAGTTCATCATCTAACTGGGCTTTGGTTAACGCGGTCACCGGTAACTGACCGATGCGGGGCAGTAACTGGGCATAGATGGCGCTTTTTACACTGGCCTTGCGTTGCTCACTTAGGTTACGGGCGCGCTGAACGCGGGTCATATACCAGGTTAATAACTCGCTCACCTGCTGCCAGCCCTGGACCTGCAAACGCGCGGCGCGGATATCGGCACACAACCTGATGCGCACATCATTAAGGCGCTCGATGACGGTATGGGCGGGGGTGTCGGGCCAGTTCGCCACCTTACGCCAGACCTCTTTACCCTGGGTGTAATGGCGTAAGTGAAAGGCCCCTTTTGCCCGGTTGGTGAAATAGCGAAAGCGCAAGCCGGTGCGCTCGTCTATCAATTGTTTAATCTGTGTCGGGCCGTGCTGTTTAATTTGACTGTCCGACAACTTAACCGTTTTGGTTTTCATGCTGGGGTTACTGCTCCGTATCAGAAGACCGGGGCGACACGGCCGCCGGTAACGAATTAGTTATTTCTTTATTGGTGCGCAGTAATACACAATCTTTCTGGTAGATGCGCTTAGCCCCAACCGGGCGATAACAGGCCCGCCGGGCTTCAAATAAGCGACGGTCTTCAAATTCTTCCTGGGCGCACTCGTGGCACAGTTCGTATTCATACCAGGGCACATTGTGTTTGCACATCAGCACACGCTAGTCCTGCTTTTGTTGGCGCTCGATGCGGCGCAACTGGCTGGTTAATTCAACGGTGGCCACGGCGGCTTCTTTCAGTTCGGCCGGGGCGGCAATCAGACCGGTTTTGTTTAACTGGGCCAACTGGCGACGGGTGACCAGCATTAAATTATTAATGTCGCTGCAGTTGCGTTTATTGCCGTCCTTAATCAACACACAATGGCCTTTAGGGACCGGCCCCTGGTGCTGCTCCCAGGTGACTAGCTGTTTTTGGCGGTACCAGCCACGCGCGCCGGTATAGGGGTTGGTCTGGTCGGTTTTGATATACACATAGCCATCATCCTTACCCACATATTCATGGCCAATGGGGTTAAGGTTTTTAGGGCTTGCGCCTTTTTTAAAGCGGGTTTCATGGGATTTACCAGGGGCCTGCCAGCCTTTTAGCCCGGCATTCCACGGCCGGTTCCCTTTTTGAAAGTGGCCCGGATGGCCCGATTTGATTTTGTTGCGCTTTACACAGCCATAAATCTGCACCGGGGTTTTGTCAGTAGCAAACGCGGCATTAAACGCGGGGGTTAGCTGGGATACGGGCATTAGCGGGTAATGCTCACGTAACCAGGCTAATTGTTCATTGGAATATGTCGCCCGACACGGCCGAACTTTTTCTGGCCCGGAGCGGTACCCATAGTTTTTTAGCGCAGAGTTAATCTGGCCGGGGGTTTTATCCAGGCCAAATTCTGCGTTAAATGCCTGGGTTAAAAGCTGATAATCCAGAGTTAGGAAGCCCGTTTTTAAAAAGGCTTTCATGGCCTCGGTGTAACGAAACGCCATGTTATTTTTGCTCTAACAGGTTATCGTCAACGTGCTTTTTCGCGTTTAAGCTTAATTCGTCGTAGCCTTTGGCCACATCAAAGGCCAGGCGGGCATTGTTGATCACTTCTTTGCTTATCGACGCGATGGTTTTGCCCCGCTCGGTTTCTTCTTTTAGCGCTTCGCCGGACAATTCCGGGTTATTTAAACGATCTAACTGCGAAAACAAATGGGTATTTAATTGAGATAACTTGCTCATTTTTCCGATTTTCCTTATTTACTTATTTCTTTATTTACTTAATTACCTGACTTTATCGGGGCCAGATACACCGCCACCGGGCCGTCTTCGGTGTCATGGATAGACAAACAAAACGCATCTTTGGTGGGCGGCTCCGGGTCCCAGCCCAGGCACGTATCGTGACCCAGTTCGTAATAATTATGCTGGGCCATTGCGGGCGCTTCATGCTCAAACCAGGAATACGCCAGAGTGACGTTGTTTTGCTCGCACCAGGTCATAATCTCCAGGGCGGTGACCGACTCCCCCCACGGTGGGTGCTGTGAGTGGGTCCAATATCCCCGGCTATCTCGTCGTACTGTTTCTGGCTGAATTGGCATAACGCCCCTATCTTTAAATGATGAATTAATGATTTACTTACCGGCGTTACGGGACCGGCTGGGTAACGCCCTGAATTTCGCGCTGACGGTCTTTTAACGCCTCGATGGCGCGCTCGATATGCATAAGGGCATCGGCGTTAAAATCGGACGGATACGGCCCTTTTTGAAAGCCGGTTAAGCGGTGCTGGCATACCGCCAGGAGCGATTCCAGGGTTAAGCCGTTGATACCGTGTTTGGCGGGGTGGCCTTGCTGAAAACAAAGCTTACCGGCCACATTGAAGGTGTAGTCATTTTCATGGTGGCCATAGACATAGGTATGGCGCACACCGCCGGGGCCGGTTGGGCCATCTGCGAACACTTCGACGCTGGGCAGGTCGCCCACCTGGTACCCTTTAACGGGCATATCCTTTTTCATTACAGTTTCACTCGGTTGATTAAAAACGGGGCCACCCAGTGGCCCACCACGCCGGTAATCATCACAAACAGCACCACATTTAGCGGACGGGTTGCCCCCAGTGCCAGGACCAGCACACTGGCCCCTATCACAGCGGCAAGGATGACCCGGCGGCGGGCTTTGACGGGCAAGGACATCACACAAAAAACAATCAGGGCGGCGATCAACAACTGACACACAATAAACATACGTTTCCTTAATGGCGGACTAAGGGGGCCGGGGCGGTGGCCAGGTCAATAAGCTGGCGCGATGTCTCGGCGGGCATTTTCATTACCACCAAATTTTGGTGGGCGTCCTGGGGCGCGTTTTCTACCACCTGGGTGATCAGGGTTTCTAGTGTGGCCAGCTGGGTTTTGCCTAGCGAGTTATTAACCGCCTCCCAGGACAGCACCAGGTAAGGTCCGACGGGTTCGCCGGGGGGCGTTTGGGGACGCTTTGCAAAACGGGATAGGATTTTTTTAAACATAACGCTGCCTTTGTTGCTGCAAATCATCCGACACCTGTTGCCGGGCCGTTTTTAAATGGCGCAGGTAGGTGCGGTGGGATACCTTTAATAAGCGGGCTTTGTCGGCCTGGGTGACATAGCGCGGGTCATAGCGGCGTAAGCCTCGGCGCTTTAACACCCAGGAAAACCCGGCGTCATACTCCAGGCGCAGAATATCCGCCGCCAGGACATTGCCTACAGCCAGCGCGCTGACCGATGCCTCTATCTGGCTTTCTATTCCGTCGGTGGGACCGCTGGGGCCGCTGCCAAACGTTAAATGGCCGTGGTTGTCTATCATTTTGGCCAGCATGGTTTGGCCGCCATTAATAAAGTCGCCACCGCTGGCCAGCCATACCGCCCAGGCATCCAGTAACGTATCCAGTTCCGTGCGACGGCGGGCCATAACGCTTACCCTTTTGACCGATTAAATTCAGCGACCAGGGACCGCCACACATTGGCGGCCTCAAGGTTTGTATTTAGCTGCGTCCGGCTTTTCACCTGGCAGATACAGCGCACCACCTCGGCCGCTTTGGCCGGAGTATCGACACACTGGTTTAATTCCTGGGACAAAAACGCCCGAAAAGCGGGGTTGTTACACAACATGCCCGCCCCTTTGGCTAAACTCACCGGCGGATACCTTGCGCCAGGGTTTCGTCCAGGGCCAGGCCGGGGGTCAGGTAATGCGGGCGGTTCGCCAGGTAAAAAATAGACACCAATTTATCGACCCCCAGGCGAATGGGGATGCAATCAGACACCCCAGTCACCATATGCCACATAACCCCACCCTTTGCGGCCAGCGCGGCAAATTCTTCATGGAAAAGCACACGGGTAAACACCACCACACCGTTAAAACCCTCTTGTTTCAACCGGGCAAGCTGATCGCGAAAATACTTGGCTTTACACAGTTCTGGATTACCCAGCCAGCGCCCAACCTCCACGACCTGGACATCTTCGCCCACATCCTTTTTGATATGCTCAAATACTGACGCATTGCGCTTTGCGTTATTCCCTACCACACCGATAATAATCATTCGCTCTTACCTGTTGTTTTCATTGTCATAAAGGGGTTGTAAAGGGCGTTAAAATCCAGTGGTGTGCGCGATACAATTTTAACCGCCGCCTCAAAGCGGGGGGGTTTTTCAGAGTAGAACCAGGAACGCACGGTGCGCGGCTTTTCGCCTAATATTTGCGCTGCGTTATTCACGCCGCCCACACCCTTTACCCAATCTTTAAAATCCATACAAAACCAAACTTAAACACCTGTAGTGTTAATTTAACACTTTTAGTGTTATTTGAAAGTATAAACATAGTCTTTTGTATATTTTTTTTACTTTAAAGTTGTTTTAGATTGATAAACATCCACTTAAAGTGTAATCATTAAAGATAATATAATTTACGGTTTATTATTTACTCTGGGACGCAAACATGGGGCGGCCCTTTTTGCGCCCCCCGGATAAGGTATTTATGTATGACTCGGTTAACCCAGCCAGCACGGCAATGCAAAAGGACTTGTAACCATGAGAAACACTAAGGACATCATCAAGCGCCGCCTAAGAAAATTACGCGACGAAAAAGAACTGAAAATCCGGGAAGCGGCGGAGCAAATCGGGGTTACCCCGTCCACCTATGGAAATTGGGAACAGGGCATAAGAATCCCGCGCTATCCCGAAGTGGAAAGCGCCGCCAGGGTCTTTGGCGTGACGCCCGAATATATCGTGGGCTGGTCCGACCGTGATTTTAAATTACTTAATGGCCAGGACTTTATCTGCCCTGGCAAAATGACCATCGAAGTTAGGGGCAGTTTGGTGGATGTTCGGGACCCGTGCCTGGATACCGCACTAAGCAAAGATTACCTGGAACGTGCCCGCCTTGATCACAATGTGCTGATGAATATTTACGCCCCGGACGATGCAATGACCGGCGACATTGAAAAAGGCGATGAAGTCTTGATTAATCGCGGGGAAACCACCCCACTGTATACCAATATTTTTGCCATTATGGTGCGCGGTAGCATCTGGTTACGCAGAATACGGCCAGAGCCAGACAGTACGTTTACACTGCAGGCCAATAACAAGGATATTCAGCCAGATACCAAAGTCAGCCTAGACGATATTATTATTATCGGGCGGGTTATCAGGGTCAGCCGGAGCCTGTAAGCCAACCGATTCACCCCATTAAAGCCGCGAAAGCGGTTTTTTTGTCGGTTTTTTTTACACTAATAGTTGTAAATATTACACGATTAGTGGTAGTTTCCACTTATAGTGTAATAGATATTAATAAAGGCCTACCCTATTATGTGTAATACCCAACTTTCTCATATTGTCGAAATCGCCACCCAACAACAGTTAATTGTGGTCCCCGAATCTCGTCAAACGATGCTGTATGACAATGTAAGCATGATAAAAGCCCAGGCCGTGGGGCTGCAGGCTATTGCTGAAAAGGCGATAACTGACGGCGATATCGACCCGGAAGATTTACACAGCCTGGCCAACCTGGCCACACAGATAAAAGGCCACCTGGGCCAGCTATCCTTTTTGATAGCCGAATTAAACGACCAGGGCCAGTAACATGCAATTAGACATCAAGGGAAAAGATGTTATCGCCCACCCAGGGCACCAGTTAAACACCCAGGAACTAACGGTACTGGTAGGGCTGGCAGACGGACAAACCGCCGGGGATATTGCCACGGCGGCCGGGATTCACCGCGACCAGATACGCTTTGTCGAAACCCGGATAAATCAGAAGCTGAACGCCAAAAACAAAACCCATGCGATCAGCCGGGCGTTTTTGCTCGGCGTCCTGGCTCCGCGTTTACTTTGTTTGTTTTTGTGCGTCCTTTCCTGCATTCAATCGGGCGGGGATGACTTCATGCGCTTACGACGCCCCAACCGCACCAATCACCGACCCCAAACCACTCGCCTGGTAAAAAGCCAGCGCGCAGGCGGCCGCAACTACGCTTAAATACCGATAAAGAAATAATGAAATAAATAATTAACTTTTTCGTTATTTCTTTATTATTTTCTTGTTTTCCACTAAAAGTGTTAATACAATAATAACCCTCTCACCACTACAATAAGGGTTATTAAATGGGTTATATCATTGGCGTTGGCCAGCAAAAAGGCGGTGTCGGCAAATCTACCACATGCCGGGCGCTGGCCACAGAATACGCGCGCGCCGGTTGGGATGTAAAAATCGGTGATATGGATTTAGAGCAATTAACTTGTGTGAAATGGCAACAATTGCGCTTAACCAATGGCGTTACCCCCGTGGTAGCGGTGGAGCCGTTCGGCACCGTAGACCAGGCATTAAAAGCCGTTCCTCACACTGATTTACTTATTTTAGATGGCGGCGCAAAAGCCAGCCAGAAAACGGTCGAAATTGCCCAGGCATCCGATCTGTTTATTATCCCCACCGGGTTAACCCTGGATGATTTAACCCCCGCCGTATTAATGGCCCATAACCTGGTTAACAAACACGGCGTGGCCATGGACAAAATCGCGTTTGGTTTGTGTCGGGCCAGTAACAGCAAGGCCGCATTTGATGCCGCCCACGATTACCTGGGGAAAACGGGTTTTTATATCCTGGATGGCTCCGTCGAAGAAAAGCAAAGTTATGCGGATGCCCACAACCAGGGGAAATCTATTTGTGAAGCGGCGCACAAGTCAGTTAGAGAAAAAGCCGGGGTGTACGTCCAGTCCATTGTAGATCGCCTGGGCGCAATTACAGATAAATAATTACTTAATTAACGATTTAAAGAAGGTGTAACCATGGTTGATATTCGAAAGCCCGCTAAGAAAAAAACACTACCTGGCCCACCGACGGCGGAAGAATCCAGCGCCAGTGGTGGCAACCTGGAGAAGCCAGAACCCAGCGAACTGGTGCCAATGAATTTTAAGGTTAGCGCAGAGTTTAGGAAACAATACCGCACACTGGCGGCAATGAATGATGTCAGCATGACGGATATTTTAAAAGAATCGTTTGATTTGTATCGCCAGCATAAAGGCGGCTGATACAACAAGAAGGACGGCGGCCGACTCTCTCACCTTTCGGCCGCCCAACACAATTTAACTATGGGTAGCAAAATTATGTCACAGCATGAGTATAACGAAATTTATAGCAGTCCTCTAATTAACTTTATTCATTTAAGCAAAGAGAAACAAACCGCCTTTATTAATATGTCTTCGCGGTTTGTGCAAGTGGCGCTGAGCAATTACATAAAAGGAGCGGCCTAATGATCATGGATGTCACGGTCAGTCTTTGCGTGGGCCTGTATGGCGTGTGTGTTATCTCCCTGATAAACGATGAATACGACGCGGTTTCGCTGGATATAGAGCGCTTTGGGGCGGATGCCTGGCTGGACGCCCTGCCCGATCACCCCCGCCCAATGGAAGGGATTTATACCATTGAATGCCGGGTAAAAGTGGCGGACTTTGGCTGTAAATACCTGACCGTAAAAAGTACAGAAGGAGTGCAGGCCGTTGGTTGAACTTCTTTTTCTTACCCAGGATGAAATGACCAGTCTGAATAAGCTTTATGAAAGCGTCGAAGAAGACACCCTTAAACAAAAGGGACTAACAGACCAGGATATACAACAAACCCACAGCGCACTGGATAAAGTGCGCTACGGCCTGAAACAGTTAACCATGACAGGGAAAGCATAATGCAAAACCACTTTATCAAACCAGCCACCGATTACACCCGCGCCATTGAAGTGGCGCGCCGGGCCGATGCCACATTTACCAAAGCGCATGGGTTCGGGGTGGACATTAAAAAATGGGACCAGTTCCTGGAAGATGCCGTGGAAGAATACAACACCCGGTACCATACCAACTTTGACCCGATAGAAGCTCGGTTACAATACATTGAGCAGCAAGGAATGCTGGCTTACGGATAATAAACACAAGCACCAGACAGGCCCTATTCAGGGCCTTTTTTATTGCCTGGTATTAAATGGATAACATGAACTTTTGACCACTTGAGCCAATTTTATAACCCTAAGCAAACGCCGGGCATTATTGCGATAAAGTGGTGATATTAACCAATAGCAAAAAGCCCGCTTTCTAAAGAGAAAACAGGCTTTTTTAAACGGTAGGATGGTGTTTTTCTGTGAAGGGCCAAAAAGCAGAAAAAGGTTATGCGCGAAATCCCTATTATGTTAAATAGTGGCTTCTCAGCTTCATTTACATACAAAGCAGGTGTGATCCGTCGGATCGTGCCCTTCATACTCTGGAAACCCTTCTTCCTGGCCACACACCACACAAAATTTGTAGTAGCTTTGGGTTTTGGCGGGCGTTTTATCGCGGCTTGCTTCATCAAACCCCAGTTGCCAAGCTTCCCCGGCTGATGCCAGGTAGGGATTTTCCAGGCGCTTGCCTTCGCTTATCTTCCCGGCCCGCTGGCCCCTGGTGTAATAAGGGCTATTTCTCAGGTTTGATACTCTTTCTTTTTCGCATTCCATACAAGTGCCGTACAAAATCAAACCGTGTTTGCATTCGTAAGCCATCTATCAATCTCCTTTAACAATGTGTGACGGTCACGCTATTTAAAAAAGCCGACCATATCAGGCATATCTATCGGCGCGCGCCCGGTCGCGACCAGGAACCGACGCCACACCGCAAACGGTACCGGACGATCACCAGATTTAAATCCCCGGATGGCACGGCCGTTGGACAGGCCCAGTAATTTGGCGATCCCGGCCTCCGTGTATTGGCTGTCATACGCCTTTAACTGGTCAAAGTACGCTTTTACCAGATCGGGGTGGGGCGGCTCGTAGCCTTTATCTTTAGCCAGCAAATGGGCGGTGGGGTAGTCGCTTTCGTTGACCGGCTCCCCATTAAGCAGCAAAGGCAAATCAATGCTGGGCTTCTGGCAAAGGGCCTCGATTGCCTGGTATATCTCTTTAGCGCGGGCCAGGGCCACAAACTTAGCCTGATCATTTAATCCTGGTAACACGGGTTTTTCACCGTCGAACTGAATTTCCATTTTTGGTACCTGCTTGCTTAAAAAAAGGGGGGCTACTAGCGCCCCACCTCCAATTTAATTTGCTCAACATCTTTGACAGTAATATGTTGAAGGCTTAATGTTCCCTTGGCTCTGCGCTCAAAGTAACCAACTCCGTGCAGGGCCATTAAGACGTAATACAAATAATCCGAAAGGGCTATTTGCGGCTGGCTAACCTGAATACCTATCCGCTCGGGGTGGTATTCTTTGGTTGGCCTGCCAACCTCTTTAAAACTTCCTTTCCGTACCAGCCAGAAATCGGCTTCGGGAAAGTTCGTTTTTACTGTCGCAATGTTAAAGAGCGTTAATTCCATCCTGGAATCTCCGTGGCGGCGACTCTGCCCCTCCAGGGGTGGCGGGCTTCCGGTGCCGACCACAAATATATAATAGGCTCATTGAGCCTATTAAGCAAGCATTAATTAGGCTTTTTGTGCCTATTTTTATTTTTGTTTTTTGGCCAGGGCTAATAAGTCTTTTTGCAGCCCGGCGGCGGTTTTCTCCGCTGCCTGATAGCGCTCTTTGTATTGCTCATTCGTTGCGGCCAGGCTGCCCATATCCGCTTTAAGCGTCGCGCATTGCTCTGTTAATGATGTCACCTGTTCGGCATTTTTAGACGCGGCCGCCAGGCAAGTGGTGTAATCCGATTTCGCGCGGCGGTGGTCGGCCCGTTCCTGCGCTAATTCACTTTGTGCCGCCTGCAGGCGCTCGGCCAGTTCGCGACTGTTTGCCGCTTCCTGATCCAGTCGGGCTTTTGTGGCCTCACTATCCTGGCGACACTGCGCCAGGTCACCGGTTAAGGATTCAATACGTTGCCGGGCTTCTTTGACTTGCTCGGTTAAGGATTGCGTACTGGCGCGCTCGATACCCAGTTGTTCAGACAATGACTGACGGGCGGTTTCAATGGCCTTGTTTTCCGTGCGCGCCTGCTCCAACTCATTACGCAAGCTATCTAGCTGCTGGGCCAGGTGGTGTTTATCTGACTGCAGGGCCGCCGCGCTTTCGGACTTGGCCACTAAACGGCTTTCTGTTGCCTTCATACTCTGGACCAGATCCGCGTTGTTTTCTTCGGCTTTTTCCAGGTCAGTTTCTAAAGACTCAATCATATTCAGGCTTTCAGCATGGCGAGCGGTCGCGGCGTCCACCTCTGCCTGGGCGGCGGCTTGAACTTCTGCGATTTTATCGTGGGTCGCCTGGTTCACTTCCCGCCACAGCTTGGCCGCATACGCGGTTAATTCCTCGGTCACCGCCTGGGGGATGGGCGGGACATCGGCCAGGGCTTTGGCTTCGTAGGCTTCTTTGAAGCGGTCCAGGGCCGAAACGGCTTTTTTATATTGACCGCCCACCGCCTTTTGTAATGATGTGGCGCTGATATCATCCAGGCTTAACCCGTCGTTTAACCATTTTGTGATTTGTTCGCTATACAGGCTTTCGTCAATACCTTTGCGACCTACTTTTGCTGGCTGTTCCATTACTTACCCTTTCATTAGTTAATTAATTAGTTAATTTACTAATTAATTAATTAATTAACAATCTTTATTTTAGTTCCAGGCAAAAAAAAGCCCGCACTCTGGCGGGCTACGGTTTAGGGTGGCGGGTTAGCTGGCTTTCTGATTGCGATAATCACATAGGCTAACCACATTGGCCGGTAATGGTTCGGCCGGGGCTGCAGGCTCCTGGGCATTACCCAGGGGCGGCAAGTTGTACCAGGTTTGATGCTCGGCCAGTTCGTCATCTGTCATAACCGCTTTGAACTGATCACAAAAAGAATACGGGCCGCCCACATGAAAGGTGCCTTTGTCATCTATATACAGTTTGGCGTCAGGGTAATTATAGTCATCGCTTAACCAGGCCATAACCTCCTGGGCGTCAGCATAACGGTGGCTGCTGTCGTAACTGTCATCCACGCGGGATTTCGACGTAGTAAGGATAATGGCTTTTGCGTCATTCAGTAGCGCGGCGATTTTTTTGTGGGCGTTTTTTCTAACAGTGGTATACATAGGATAGCTTCCGGTTTATGGCCCTGGCGGTGTGCCCGGCCGTTGATGATGATAATAGGCTCATTGAGCCTACCCGTCAACCCTTAGATAAAGAAATAATGAAATAAATATTTAATTACCGGTAATCACTTTACGTAATTTATCCAGGGCTATGACCTGGCGGGCCAGATCATCGGGCGGGCGTTCTATTCGGTGCCGGGCCAGGGTCAAGTCCATATCCGCTTTTGCCTGGTGATATCCCCGGACCCATTCTATCCGCCTGGCCGTCACACGGAACCGGCAAGCATCCAGGCTGCGGCCCTGCTCGGCGGCGGCGTAGCCTTTGCGATAGGGGGCGGACTGATTAAAGCGCGACATACCGGCCCCTGGCCAGGCGCTGCCAGTTAACATAACCGGTGTTAGTGGTAAGGGCCTTTATCCCTTCCTGGCTAACATTGCCCTGGTTAAAACATGCCATGTAAGTTCTCGTTATATCGTACCGGCATTGTAGCCGGTGCTTTTAAAAAATAAAAAACGGGCCGAAGGCCCACAGTTATGCGCGAGTAAGCGCATGATAAACCTGCGATGTCATAGAATTTGATACGCTCAAAGGCGATATGGTGTACCAGGTACGAAAGTTGCTCATCCGCGCCCTGCTAAACCGCTCTTAAAGGAACGTGGCTTGTTTCTATGGCGTTTATGCATATTGGGTAAGGTTAGGTTACGCGGATTGGTCGCAGGCCGCTTAGGCGGCCCTTGGCGACGCCTCTTTTCATTGTTCTTGCCCCAGGCCCTTTAGGGCCGTCATAAGGGGCAAGGCATTTATGGCCGCAGGCCGTGGTACACCTATATATTATTTACTCTTTTCTGCTAAGACTCTTTATGTGCGTCAAAATATCTCACTGATAGGGTAAAGGTGCGTCAATATATTGGGTGGGGTGCGTCATAAATTCTCATCTTTACTAAGAGGGGCCGGAGTTTATCCACAAGGATGGTGAAAAATGCGTTTTATATAGAAAGATGGGTGGAAAACTAGAGGGGAAAGCGGGCCGAATTTTGCTATTTTACCACTTAAAACAGTGCTTTACGAATTTTAGGCACGCCAAAGTCTGGGTCATGCCCAGTAATAAAATGAAAGTGGAAGGTAGGTTAATAAACCGGGTCGTACTGCTCTACATACTGCAGCTTTTGCAGTCTGTTATAGATAGCCAGCACCTGGTTAAACAAAGCCCCGTCAGGGTCGATACACAGGCCCCTATCGTACACCACACCTTTAAGCTGGCCCGCGCTTTTTAAGATGCGCAGGTAACGGGCGGCCGTTTTCAGGCACACGTTTAAATGATTGGCTAAGTGGGTCAGGTTTTTGTACTTGGCACGGGCTTGCTTATTATTACGTAAAGCATGGGAGGCGCTACGGTAGGCCAGCAACGCTTTGACATACGCCAGGGTGCGCCACTGTGCTGCTTTTTTGCGGTTGATGTCGTCTTTGTCTATCTGGTCATATCCGGCAATCTCAACGCCAATTAAAAAGCCGTCGTCGCGTTGCTTGCCTTTTCGCTGGATAATGGCCCGGTAGGAGCGGATCACTTGCTCGGGGCACTGCTCGCCAAAGATGAAAACATTCTTACTGGGGGTGCTGCCTTCCTGCTCTTGCAGCCAGCCCGCATCCACCAACTTTTTGATGTTACGCTGAACCGTGCGCCGTTCGCAGTGAATGCGCCGGGCCAGGGTCGATTTAGAATGCGTGGCCTTACCATGCTTGCAGATAGAAAACGCCAGGAAACCAAAGATAAGCCCCGCTGTCGGGGTAAATTCACGGGTGGCAGACTCATGGACAAAGATTTTGTCCTGCAGGCCGCGTTTGTGGGCCGGGATGCGAGTAATCAAAGCACACCCCCGGTTAGTGTATGGGGCGCGTAACCCGGCATTGTGCCAGGCAAAAAATTATTAGTCATATTGTAATCCGATTTTTTAGGCAAAACCCTTGCGAAACCGGATAAAGCTAATGTAGACTAACAATCACTTTTGCTGGGGATTATTAGTAAATTAAGATTTGCTTTTCAATTTCCGATTTAAAGAACCTCAAGGCTGTCACCTTGGGGTTTTTTTCTTTCTGACGCCTGGTATTACTTGCCTGGTATTATTGTTCCTTCAAAACGGCGGTTGCCGTCTTAGTGATTCTAATTTAACACTAAACGTGTAATAACCTCAAAACTTTTCTTGTTTTTTTCGCTCTACTTTTTCGCCGCCAGGGTGTTACGAATGCTTACGCCTTGCTCGCGCATAACACGCAAAAGCAATAGCAGGCCGCCATCTAGCGCCGCCGGGCCTTCGATAGACAATAAAAGCTCACATCCTTCTATCATGCTGTCGATCCCGTCTTCAGGATTATCATGTATGATCATGCTGCTGTCGGTCAAATTTATTTACTCCCCAAAAAAACCAATCTAATTAACTGTATATATCCACAGTGAAAATAATCTTAATGATTGATTTGCTAATTGCCAGCGTTTTATTAAATGTTTTTTGCCTCGGGTTCAGCCCCCCTGAACACCCCCGCTATTTAGCCAGAGCGCGGCGGCGGGCGGAACGTCCAAACGGTCGTATCCCCCTGATTTGCGCCGCTTAATAGGTATGCGATAGAACAATGCGTATACCCTTTTATAACTGAATCGTATTTTTATTGATCTCTTACACCACTGGTGTAAAAATCCTGCCCCCATGCTGTATATGGATATATATCAATGTTTACATCCGGCAATAAAAAGCCCATCGCCTGGCAAGGTATCAGCCGGGCAAGTATTGCAACTGATTTAAAAGAAACCAGGGAGCGGTTAGGCATCAGCCAGGAAGAAGCAGCGCATAACGCGAACATTTCGCCCAGGACGTTGCAACGGTACGAAAGCGGCGAACGCTCGATACCGTTGGAAAAGTGGCTGGCGCTGCAAAATGTCCTGGTGAATGGCTACATGCTCAACGGTCAAAACAGCCCGTCAGAGTCAGCCATTCAGCGCATCTTTTCATCACTTGCAAAATACTTAAAATAAAAGTGCAATTATGACCCCATCACACATTACACATTACACGGCTGACGGTCAAACCGTTGGCGCTGGGATTGATAGGCTTTAGCCTGTTTAAATTAGGCGTATTTAACTTAACCGGGGGCGGCGGGTTAAACACCGTTTATGAAGTCGTTAGCTTTTCTTTTGTAATGACGCTGTGTGTGGGCGGGCTGTACTTTAAAGACCGAAACAACAAACGCATGGTGCTGGAATACACCATGCTGATGCTGCTTTACTATGCCTTATTTTACCTGGTGCTGTTCCCGAATCTGGCGGGGATCAGCCCTTACCTGGCGTTGTGGTCTGACGTTATCGCCAGCCTGCCGGTTATTCTCTACTGTTATGGCCGGACCTGGTTAACGGTAAAATTTGTCGAATGGGTCGGGCCGCACTGCTACATACAAGACAAATACCTAAACCTGATTGGCTCGCCCTGCAGGCGATTGCATCAAAACGGTCTGCTGCCCGCTGCGGCCTTTAATGCCATTGAAAAAAGCCTGGTGTTTTTTCGGGAAAATGGGGCGCTACAACAACGCATGGCCCGCGTTATGATGACCATGAAAACCACCAATTTCGTTTTATTCTGCTGCTCGTTTGCCTCTGCTTCCATCATTGTGGATGCGTTTTTTGCGATATGGGGGGATGTATACGCGGCGGTAAATGGTATCCCCTTTGACGGGGCCATCTGGCCTTATATCGTAGAGCATGATCATTTTGATTTTTTTATCGTGTGGGATGGTCTGCAGCAAGGCATGGCCGTGCTGTTTATGATAGCGGTGGTGGGATTTTTGATAGCCGAAAGGCGGCGCGGGGAATAAGCAAGGCCGCTATCGGCCTTGCTGGTTGTCTGTTATACCCGGATTGGCCCAGGCTTAGGAAAGGACAGCGGCCAGATAATTATCGGCTCGGCTTTTTCTTCTTTTTCATCCGGCCCGGCATACGCGCCAAATGAGATAGCAGACAACGACATAATAAGGGCGATGGTTAGTTTTTTCATATTTATAATTCCTTGCAATTAATCTTATGTTTACCCTACAGGTTATAAAGAGTAACGCCGAAAATAGCGAATATCATTTATTCTTTAGTGACACACCGGGCCGACGTAGACGACACGCCCCCGCCCCCGATAACGTGATCCACTTCTTCGACAATCCAGGCACCATTGGCGCTGGGCTTGTGCTTTGTCAAGGTGATCACCCCTTCGGGCATCATGGCCGGGGTCAGCGGCCGCGTCAGGGTCAGGCTCGATTTACCACGGCGAAGGTCTTCTAGCTTGCCTTTTGCCGCGCTGCTTGCTTTGTCTTTGTCCGTGAAATTGTCCCGCATGACATACACCGGCTGCCCCTCTCCCTGGGTCACCGCCACACGCTGTTGGTTGGCTTCATCAAACCAGTAGGCGGTCACCGCCTGGTAATCGGTCCGCTCATGGATAGACACCCGGCCGCTGCTGTTTGCCCGGTCAGAGATAGTCAGCGCCGGTAAGGGCTGCCCACTAACGCTTTTGGCCAGGCTTTTGGGAATGACCACCAGTTTATCGTTAACCGGCTTGGCGATAGCGTTATGCTCCTTGGCCAACCGGCTTAACAGATTCAGGTCGCTTTCGCCCTTTTGGTCAATATGGGTAAACATGACCGGGGCCAGTTCGTCATTAATAGCGGAGTCATACCCATGCTCGCCCGCTATCTGCGCCACCAAATCACCAAAACTAATATCATCATAGCTGGCGTCTTTAGGGGCCTTTAAACTGCCTTTCATGCGCGCCGCTTTGGCATGGATAGTTAACTCGTCCGTGTCCAATGTGTCTTCCAGTTCATCGACCTGATACACACCTTTAAACGTTAACGGCTGTTGTTTGTAGCCTATCCACACTTGCAACGCGGCCCCGGTGGCCGGAAACGCAATGGCCAGGTCCCGGTTATCCAGCACCAGGGTCAGGGTGTCCGACTCTAGCCCGCTGGCATCGTGGACCGTCAAGCTTAACAAGCGGTCGCGGATTTTCGCGGTAATATCCTGGCCATCTGCCAAAACTTTATAATCAGCTTCCAACATAACTTAATCCCATAGCGATATGGTCCCGGCTTGTTCCTGGGCCGGGATATCCGGCATAACCAGCACCAAACCGGCGGGCAGGACCGGGCCGCGCCGGGCCAGAGTCGGGTTAGCGGCCAGCACCTTTTCATACGCTCCGGCGCGCGCGCCGTAATAGTCCCAACATACCTTATCCAGCATATCCCCGGTTTTGGTGGTGTAGGTTACTTGGTCGTTCATACATCCTCGCCGTATTCGGTAATGGTTAACGTGGCGGTTTGCTGCAGGGCCACGCCATCGGCCATAAATTGGCTTTTCCCAACACTGAGCGACGTAATGGCATACCGGCCCAGGTCGGTACCGGATGGCATCAACGCCCCATCGACCGACACCGACCCGCCCGACACCAGGCGCACCGGGCGGCCCTTGCTGGCCAGGTCTTCCAACTGGCTAAACCGGGTTAAATCGGCGGCCTTGTCAGGAAACACGGTTATTTTAAAGGTATGGGTCCGGGCATCCCGGCCCTGGTACTGCAGGGCCGGGGCGCGGTTGTAACGGTCTTTTTTCTGCCAGCGCCAGGCCAGGTTTGTGGTTAACTCCTGATATTGCACAGTAGATAAACCAAATTTAAACCCGCCCAACGACATCATAATGGTAGCCATAGTGTCTTCCTTTTTTAATCGCCTAAGCGGCCACGGGTGCGCTGCTGGGTCGCCCGTTCCCGGCTTTGCAGTTGGCGGCGCACTTCTTCGGCAATATCCTGGGCGCTGTCGCCCGGCTGGGCTTGCACCACAATATCGCCATAGGTGTAGGTGTATTGCACCGATGATTGCCCGCCCGGCGTCACCAAACCGGTGGCCGCTGCGCGGGGTCCTGGGACCGACGCGGGGGCCGCCATATCGTCACCGGTGGCCGGGGCCGGGGCCTGGGGATTGGTCAGCGAAGGCACCGCCGCCACCGCCGGAGCGGTCACCGCTTTAACCTGGCTATTAACCGTTACGTCTTTATCTTCCCCAAACAGGCTATCCCAGACGCCGCCCAGGGTGTCTTTGATGGCGCTGATTGGGTTTAGCAACGTGTCGGTTAGCCACTTAGTCACCCCGCCTAAGCTGGATTTTATGCCGCCAAACAGGCCGCCGAAAAAGTCAAAAATTCCTGACCAGGCTTCGGTGATCACTGTCAGCGGATTAAAGCCGATGATGTCCTCTACCCAGGCAAAAAAGCCGGTTACGGTGCTTTTTACGCTTTGCCAGATACCGGCAAAAAAATCGGTCACTCCCGACCAGGCTTCTGTAAACGCACTAAGCGGATTAAAGCCGATGATGCCCTCTACCCAGGTAAAAAAGCCGGTTACGGTGCTTTTTACGCTTTGCCAAATCCCGGTGAAAAAATCGGTTACCCCCGACCAGCCCGACATCAGCCACCCTAATGGGGTGTAAGAAAGGATCTCTTTAAAGTTCCCCCATGCCTGGCTAAAGATATTGGTCACTGAATCCCACAGCCCGGCAAAAAAGCCTTTTACGCTGTCCCAGTGTTTGATCACCAGGGCCGCCGCCGCCACCAGGCCCATGATAGCCACAATCACCAGACCAATAGGATTGGCCGACAAGGCCACATTAAAGGCCCATTGGGCGGCCGTCATCACGGCGGTACTGGCGGCCACCGCCTTTTGGGCTGCTGCCATCGCCACAATGCCCGATGTCACCGCCAGGGCGCGTACACGGCTTACCGCTAACAGGGCGTTGCTTTTTAAGGTGGTCAGATTAAACAGCGCCGTTACTTTACTGCCAAAGACCATGGCATCAGAAAACAGCGAAAAAGCCACCCTGGATACCACGCTGGCCGCTTTTAGCCCTACCAGCCCCACCACCGCAAAGCCCAGCATTTTGGACAGCAAAGGGAATTGCTCGGTAAAACTGGATATGGCCATGGCGGCATCCCCGGCGAAACCGGCGATCCCCATCATGGCCGGGGCCAATAGCCCGCCGATGGCCACCGTCATATTGCTGATCTGCTGCATCATCAGCGGCAATGCCTGACCAGGACCTTTTAAAATGGTCTTGGCCATATCTTCGGTCACCGCCGTACCTTTTGACAGCGACCCGTTCATCCCGTCGATGTTTTGCCGTAGCTGGTCCACTTCCGGGTACAACAATTTGATTAAGCCGATGGCTTCATCGGTGCCAAACGCTTTTTTAAGCTCCTGTTCTTCCACCGCGTCGATGGTGTCGCCGTATTTGTCGCGTAGCTGCTCCAAAATATCCGGCATATCACGCAAATTATTATTAGCATCGGTAAAGGACAGGCCCAATTCGTCCGACGCCTTGGCCGCGCTGGACAAAAACGCCCGGTACTTGGTGGCCGCTTCACTGCCGCCCATGGTGGCCTGTAACTGGCCTAAAATAGATAGCTGCTCGGCAAACGGGACATTGGCCGATGTTGCCGCCGCGCCCAGATTAGAAATCGCCGCGCTCATTTGCTGGCCGTCGGTTTTAAATGCCTTTACGCTCGATGCAATACCGGCGCTGAAATACTCACCAAATTTAATGTCTCTTTCTTCTGCAGATAGCTGGTTCCAGCCCTCTATGGTACCGGCGGCAAATTGGTCAAACTGCTTGCGGTAAATCCCGTAACCAGAGGCAAACAGGCTGGTCATTTCTCCGGTGGCCGACTTTGTGGCCCCGGCGGTCAGCGCCGCAATCCGGGTAAACTCGCCCACGGCTTCATCGCCCAGGGTCGAGATCCCCGACTTAATATCATAAGAGGCGCGGATAAAATCCGCCTGGGTGGTCCCGGCCCATTGATTGGAAAAATCACGGGCCGACTTGGTAATGGCGTCAATGCCTTTACTGCTTACCCCCAGTGAGCCGATTTCGCCCTGGGCGTTGGCGACATCCCCATACGCGGCGGTTAATCGCTCGGCGGCATACAGCGCCGCCCCCACCCCGATGGCGTCCCCCATGGCATTAGAGCGGATATTTTTGTTACGGTCGGTGATTTTATTTAACTTGGCCTGGCGCGCGGTCACCGCTTCCAGTTCGTTGCGCTGCTTCGTTAGCTGCTGAGTATACCGGGTGCTTTGGGTTTGAATATCTCGGGTCGCTTTGCTCAGGTTACGCGTAGACACCCCGGCTTTGTCCAGGGTCGTGCGCATCGCCTGCAGTTCCTGGCGCTCTTTTTGCTGAACCGATTCCAACCGGCGCACCTCGGCGGTGGCCTTTTCAAACTCCCGCGTCATTTTGCGGGTCGGATTGGCGGTATTTTTTAGCTGGACGCCCAGCGCGGCGGTCTGCTTTTTGGCTGTATCCAGGGCCTGTTCGGTGGCCGACGCGTGTTTTTTCAATTCCCGAAAATGTTCAATGTCTTTATTGGTGGCCCCTAACCGGGTTAACTCCTGCTGAGTGGCCTTTATTTTCGTGGCCATGGCGTCGGTCTGTTTGGTGACTTTTTGCGCCGGGGTGGTCAGCTTATCCACCATGGACATGATCATATTTAAGCGTAGGTTTTTATCAGCCATGCGGCCCCCACAAAAAAGCCGGGGCCTTATCGGCTACCCGGCGTGGTTATTTTCTTGGCCTTGTTGGTGGCGTTTAACGGCGATGGCGTGCCACTTCATCAACTCATCAAGGCGCATTGGGGCGGTAGTGTCGGCGTTAAACCCGGTAAACACCAGGTAAATGTCCGCCTCCGCTTCCATTACATCACGCGGAACGCTTATTCCGTCCCTGTGAAAAAACCGACCACCTCGCTTTGGATGGCGATCAGGTCTTTGGGCGGTAGCTGGTCAAATTCATTAGCCGTTAATTCGCTGATACGCGGGATTAACGCCCGGTGCGCGGTTACGTTCATACGCATGACATCAAAGTTATCCAGGCCGCGAAGCTCTCCGGCGGTGGGTTCGCGCAAGCTGATTTCGGTAATTTCTTTGTCGCCGCGCTTAATTGGTTTAGATAATGTAACCATGGGTGTGCCTTCCTAATTATAAAGAATTAAATAAATGATGATTTAATGAGATAAAGAAAAGCCGCCCGTTATTGGGGCGGCCACAGTGGGGTTATTGCGCCAGGGCCGAACGAATAGCCGCGTTACGGTCTACCCCGTTCACCCGGAAAACATTGTTCATCTTGTCAACGTGGATGACTTCCTGGCCGTCAATTTCCAGCTCAAACATTTCTACTGAGATAGTAAATTGGTTAGTGCCTTCACTCTCTGGTGCCCACTCGTTAAACTCCATTTGCTTCCATAAGCCTTGCTGGCGCACAATCACCGTGCGGATGGTGCCGTCATCATCCAGCGCGCCGCGAAAGGTCATTACCTCATCACGGCTATCATTGGAGCCTAACAGCCCAATGATGCGCGGGGCATAGTTTGAGATCGTGACCGTGGATTCCATCGCTTCCAGCTTGTTTAAGCCTTTTTGCATATCACCGCCCACCCCGGCCATAACAAAGTCGGCGGTCTTCACCGCCACCGTGGGCAGGGTCACGGTGTTACACTGTCCGGCATAGGATGAATCACGGAAAAACGCGTTCATATCTTGTAAAACACTTGGCAATCGAGCCATGGGGACTTCTCCTTAATTAAAAACCGCTTCGTTATATGAGTCATTGACGTACTGGCGGAACGTCATCCGCTCGGCCACATCAAACAGCCCCAGGTCATAATCCCAGTACACCTGGCCGGTACCAATAGCCGATACGTTTAACTCCTGGTCCAGCCAGCATTGACCGCCTGAAATTACTTCACGGGCAATTAAGCGACGTAGCAAGCGGTTAACGCGGTTTTTCACCCCTTCGACATAGGATTTCGTCACGTTGCGGTCCAGCATTTCCTGGTGTGCATACAAAATGGAGTCGCCCACGATATAGCGCACCCGCTGATGCGTCAGCAAGCCGCCATTGGCCAGGCGGTTACCCCAAAAGAAAAACCCGCCTTGCTGGTTAACGATGGTACACACGTTGCTGGCGTTGTATTGGTTGGCCATGCTGGTTTTGCTACCAATGGCATGATCCACCAACTCACTGGTGCCCGTGATCCCGTAAATCTTGCGGTTTGATGGCGAGTTCCAGTACCCTTCCTCATTATCGACCCGGACAATGTGACCGGCTATCGTGGCCGATGCCTTGCGCGTAACCGTGGTTTGCGCGTCGGGGTCGTACACCTCAATCCCGCCATTAACAAACAGCACTTCGTCAAAGTTGGCCGCCTCGGCAATGACATTGGAAAAGCCCGATTCGGTGCCATCCACAATGGCAATGGCATTAAGCTTTTTGGCCACGGTTTCCAGTTCGGTACCCACGCCCACTAGGTGGCTAAATTCCGGGGCCACCAACAAACGCGGCCGCACCCCCACTTTGGCTTCGGCGGCGACCAGGGCATTGATGCCCGTATAAAGGCCGCCTTCGGCCCCTACTTCGCCAATGACATTGGCCACAGTTTCGGCCTCGTCGATCCCTTCTTCGACACGCACCACCACGACAACGACCCCGGTCTGGCGGTAGATATCACGCAGGGCCGTGCCCAGGGTGCCGGTAGTGCCTGCACTGGCGATCATCTTTTCGCTGTTGCACAGGGTGGGCACATTGAGCGGAAACACCGTTTCGTCGGCATCATCAGCGGTGGCGACCAGGCCAATGGTAGAGGCGGCCAGTACCGTAATAGGACGCTCGGCGTTTTCTAGTAAGAACTGTTCAACACCATGTAAATAATCGGACATAGTTTTTTCCCATAAAAAAACCCGGCGCACTGGCCGGGTTGGTTGTTGATTTTGTCGGTTACCAGGTCAGGGCCTGATAGGCATCTTCGGGGGCGTTGCTTGCCGCCAGGTCGGTTAAGGCATCTTCCAGCTTTTGACGTTTGCCGATAATCTTCCCGCTGGTCCGGGCAAAGGCATCGGCTTTGGCAATGACTTTGTTTACCAGCGTGGCTTTATCCATGCCGCGTGTCGTGGCCAGAGAATCCAACAACGGGGTGGCGGCGGTATCATCAGCCAGCCAGGCGCGGGCCTCGTTTTCCTGTTTGTGAAAACTGGTTACCTCGCTGGGCGGGTAGGTGCTAATCAATGCCTGGATTTCCCGTTCTGCTGCCGCGTTAAACTGCTTTAGCTTTTCGCTTTTAAGCTGATCAATAAAATGACTATCAAAATCAGACTTTGAAAATCCGTTCCTTTTGAAATCATCTAGATCAGCGTTAAACATAGACAAATAAGGACTTTCAAAATTTTTAATTAATTTCATTTTTTATATCCTTACATTGGAAAGGATGTTAGTACGTTCAACATCCGTAGGTATCAGGTTGGGTATGGCCGTTTCTTCGCCAGAAAAAATAGCACTTTTCATATTAATGAATATCACGGGGTCGCTATCTGACTTAGACCTTATTAGCTTAGTTTCATCATTTGATATTAAAGTTTCAACTTTAACAAAAGCCATATTAAGGTGAACTTCTCTAAACCCTGCAAATGTGACAGCAAAAGGGTGTCCATTTAAAATTAAATCAGTTTGGTTAAAATATACAGAAACCGGACCCTGGGCATAACCTATAAAACCACTATCTATGTCTAAAGGCGCTTGCCCTTCATAGTTGCAGTCTATTATTAAATTTTTAAAGTAGATAGAGCCATGCT